TTATTTGGAGATGATCCTGAAAATAATAAAAACCCATTTAGAATTATATCAGCTTATAACTATCAACAATTATCACCTAAATATGAAAAAACTTTAGATCCATTTAAAAAGTTTACAGAAAATCAAGCTCAAAAAAATCAAGAAATAAAAAATTTAATAATAGATCAACAAAAAAAATTATCAAAATAATGAAATGGAAGATTTATCTCAAGATCAAAAAGATGTCTATAATACTTATATAGCAAACGGTATTGATAAAAATGATGCTGAAGGATTAGTAAGAGGTACACTTTCTCAAGAAGCTTTTTTTTCAAAATTAGATGCTAAAGAAAAACCTAAAGATGTAAATTCTCTTTTAGATCAAGAAGGATACGATACAAATTTAATTTCAAAAGTTGGAAAAAAAGTAAAAGAAAGAAAAGAAAATAGTGCATATTTAGCAGAATCAGGTCCCGATGATCGTATAACATTTGATGCATTAGGATTTACTAAAGAAGAAGCTTTTAATTTTTCTGGAGTAAGAACTGATACTGATAAAGAACTTCCTGGAAGCATTAGATTTGATTTAAGTTTTTCACTTCCAAATTCTGAATACAAAGTAGCAGAAGCTAAAAAATTATATAAAAAATATTTAGTAGAAGAAAAAGGATTAAAACCAGATCAAGTAGAAAAATATAGTGATAAAATAGATTTTAAACTAACAAGGTTAGGATCTGGAAATGATATGTATGATGCTCTTATATATAAAACTCCAAAAGAATTAGGAGGAGATAGTATGTATTATGCTGCGAATAGTCCTAAAGCATATCCTACATTAGGAGATTTTAAAGCAGTTACAGGTGATGCTATACCAGTAACAGCTGCTATTACTGGAGGAACTGCTGGAAGTTTCGTGTCTCCAATTTTAGGAACTACTTTAGGATCATCAACAGCTACTTTTGCAGGTGAACTTACACGATTATATATTGGAAGAAAAAATGGTTTACATAGTGATCTTTCTGATGAAGAATTTGATAAACAAGCTTTAAATTCTGCTGCTTTATCTGCTGCTATAGATTTAGTTGCAACACCTGCTCTTTTAGGATTAGGACAAGTTATAAAAAACACTGTTGGATCATTTACAAAACCTGGAGAAAGATTAACTAAAGATACAATTGAAAAATTAATTAAATCAGGTGGTAATTTAGATTCAGAAATAACAGTTGCTTTAGATGATGCTAAAAAAGTATTAATAGCAAATGGAGTAGATGAAAAAGCAGCAAATGATTATTTAGCAGTTTCTGTAGCAAATATGATACCTGAATCCGGAATATTTCCTAAGGGTTCTAAACAAGATTTAAATTATCAATACTTTTTAGAAAAAGCAAATAAAATAAATGAAACTAAACAAATAGAAAGACAAGTAATTAAAAACTTAACTGGATTAGATACAATCGATACAAAAGTTGCTGATGATTTAATTACTAATGTTGGAGATAAAGTAAAAAAAATAAGACAAGATGAATTAGTTCAAACAGATAAAGCAGTTAAAGATGCTTTTAATGATTTATCTAAAACTAAACTTTCTTTTTACAAAGATCCTACAACATCAGAAATAGATAGAATTGGAGTAACTTTTAATGAATTAAATGATACGATAAAACCTAAATTAACACAATTAGAAGATAATATTTTTACTTCAGCAAAAAATAATAAAATTAAAGTTGAAATTGATGATAAAGAAAGTATTCAAGTTTTAAATAGAATTTTACAAAAATATAGTTCAGAAGTAAAAAAAGAATTACCAGATATTACTGGAAAAAAACTTTCAGCAGAAGAAATGAAGGCTTATAATAAACAAAAATCAGTAAATGATTTAGTAGATTTATTAAATGAATATGGTCATTCTGATTTAGTTAAAAGACAATTAAAAATTTTAAAAAAAGGAGTTATAAATTTAGACACATTAAGTTTTAATGAAGCAGTAACACTAAGAAGTCTTATAAGAAATGCTGAAAGAGAAGCGCCTGGTGATTTAAAAAATGCTTTTACAAAAGTAAAAGGTACTTTTAATAAAGCTATAGATGATGCTACAAAAGGATTTGATGATACAAAAACATTAGTTAATCAATATGATGATTTATTATTTAATTATCGAGGATCTTATTTAGAAGATTTAACTAAACAATTTGGATACGGAGATTCAAGTAGAGTTCTTAAACCATTACAATTAGTTGGAAATAATAGAAATGCTTTTCAAGCATTTGTAAATAATACAAATGAATCTTTAAATAATGCTGAAAAATTAGGAAATATTTTAAAAGGAAAAATTGTAACTGTTAATCAAAGAAATAGAATTGAAAGTGCTCTTTATGAAAATTATTATAATAAAGTATTTCCAGAAACCGCTGGAGGAGCAGGTCAAATATCTCATAAACAATTTATAGATCAATTTGGAGATAATTATAAATTAATTTTAGGAGATGAAAAATTTTCTAAATTTGCAAATTCTCAAAAATCTGCTTTAAATACTTATCAAAAATTTATAGATAATCAAGTTAGAATACAAAAAGTTGTATCAGATAAACTACCTACTTTAAATATTAATACTTTAGAACTTGGAGATGCTAATGCAATAGTTAGAGAAATATTTTTAAATGGAAATAAAGCAGATGTTTCTGGTTTAATAAAAGGATTAAAACAAATTGATCCAGCTATTGTAGAAGATATTAAAAAAATATATTTAAGAACTTTTTTAAATGGAGTTAAAACAGATATGACTGTACCTGGAGGTAAAGGAAGATTTGCATCTTTAGACGGAAGAAAATTAGATGAATTTTTAAATAATAATAAAAGTATAGTAGAACAAATGTTTGGTAAAGAATTTTTAAGTGCACATAGAGATATAGCTAAAGCTTTAACATTAATACAAACTGATACACTTGCTGGTAAAGCCGGTTCACCTGGACTTACTGAAGCTGCAAATAAAGCTGGATTATTTGTAGATATATTTGCTGGACCATTAAATCATAAAAGATTAATTTTAAATAGAATAGGAAGAATATATGATGGTTTTGATTTAGGCGGAGATAGTTTAGCTTTATTAAGAGATTATGATAGATTTGTAGAAGCTGCGAAAAGTCATTACTTAGGTGGAAATTATCCTAAAGTTTTAGATAAATTAGGTGAATCAACAAAACCTAAAGATAAAGAATTATATAAAAGATTTTTTAAAGCTATGACTCCATATAAAGGATTTGAAATAGCTGGTCCTTTAAAATTAATTAAAAATCCTTTAACTACTAAAGAATACATTAAAGATAAAATTGAAAATAAAAGACTTCCAGGTGAAACTGGGGTATTTACTCCAATAGATGAAGTTATTGGAAGTATTATTGGAACAAGAGGAGAAACTGTTCCTAAATTTTTAGCAAGAAATATAAATCCTAAAATAGAAAAGTTAGTTAGTAATATAATGGAAGCAATTAAACTTAGAGGAAAAGAAACTTCTGAAAGTATTAAAAGAAAAGAATTTGAAAAAAAATTAGCAAAATGAAAATAAATAAAAGAAAAAGATCAACTTATAATAAAGCAGATATAGCTACTATAAGAATTGATAATCATGAAAAATTATGTCGTATCATGCAAAAAGAAACGCATGAGAAGATAGATAATATTTGTTTTAGAATCAAACGTTTAGAATATATTTTAATAACATCAGCTGGAGGAATAATCGTAGGATTAACTTCTTTAGTTATAATGTTATTAAATAAATGATAAAAAAAAATATCGGTTGTTACTGCGAAAATATAGCAATCTGTTGGCTTCAAGAACAAAATTACTTTGTATATAAAGGGTGTCAAACTCAATCGGCTATAGATTTAGTAGCCGTGGATCCTAAAACTTTAGAAACGATACTTATAGATGTTAAAATAGTTTCAAGAAGAAAATCAGGAAAAAAATCAGGAACTGAAATAGGAAGAATGGCAAGAGTAAATAATAAAAAAATTTTTATTTTAAAAGTAGATTTAAAGACAAAAAAGTGTAGAATAGTCCAAAAAAGATTATTATGGACTACGAAGAAATTAAAGCACGCATAAAAAAACATGAAGGCTTTGTGCCTAAAATGTATCTTGATTCTTTAGGAAAAGCCACTATTGGCTATGGTCATTTAATTACAGAAAAAGACAACTTTCAAGAAGGAATAGAATATAGTATAGAAGAACTAGAAGAAGTATTTAATAAAGATTTTAATAAAGCTGTAGAAGGAGCTAATGAATTAACTTCTAGTTTAGGTTTAGTCTTAGCTACAGTAAAAGGAGTGATAATAGAAATGGTATTTCAATTAGGAAAAACTGGTGTAAGTAAATTTAAAAAGTTTTTTGAAGCTTTAAATAATCAAGACTATAATGAAGCTGCAAATCAAATGTTAGATTCAAATTGGCATAAACAAACACCAAAACGTTGTGAAGAATTATCAAATACAATAAGGAGTTGTGCATAATGTTACAAATGTTAGGAGCAGTAGCACCATTAGCTAAAATATTATTTTCAACAATTGAAAAATCTGTACCTGATAAAGATTTACAAGCTAAATTAAAAGCTGATTTACAAACACAGTTATTACAATCTAATACACAAGAATTACAGGCAGCTGCTAAAATTATAGAAGCTGAAGCTAAAGCAGGTTGGTTTGCATCATCATGGAGACCATTACTTATGTATGTACTTATATTTATTTTAGTATGGAATTATATATTTGGTCCAATAGTTAAGTTTTTTTTCGGAGCAGCTATTACTATTGATCTTCCCGGTGATGTTTGGACTTTACTCCAAATAGGTTTAGGAGGTTATGTTGTAGGACGATCAGCTGAATCAGTTGCTAGAACTATGGCAAATAAACCTAAAGAATAATTATGAGTAGCGAGTTTAAAGTAAGTGATCAAACACAAGTATCTTTACCTATTAAAAATATAGTAGCTATTGTATCTGCTATCGTTGTAGCGGTATGGACTTATTTTGGAATTGTTGAAAGATTAAATAGAATTGAAACTAATGAAAAGTTAATGTCACAAGACTTACTTAAAAAAGCTGAACAAACTCCTAAGAACCAGGAGATGTATATGTTGATTGAGTATCAAGCTAAATCAATTGATAAACATTCTAAACAATTAGAAGAAAATGTGCACACTAAAGTTCTTATAGCTCAATTAGAAAAAAAAGTTGATAAACTAGAAAAAGAATTAGATTCATTACGAGGTAAGTAATGGGTGAAATAATATTTGCTTTATTAATGTTTCTTAATGGAAAGTTAGAAAATTATTCTCCTAAAGCTAATCTTGCGGAATGTTTAGAACAAAAACGTAAAGTAGAACGTGATGGTACATCAAATACTTTGCGAATGGAATGTAAACAAATCGAAGCTATTGTAGAAGTAGATAAGCACGGAGTTAAACGTATTAAAGAAATTAAGAATTAAGCAAATAATTGCTTCCACTTATCTCCAGTTATTTCGTCAGCTAGTTTTTTCTTATTATTTAATACTTGAATAATTTTTTCATCTAAAGTATTAGGACACACGAAGTCTATATAAGTAACTTTATCTTTTTGACCTATTCGGTGTGCTCTATCTTCAGATTGTAGTCTTACTTCCATATCATAAGTATTATTAAAGTAAATTACAGTTTTAGCATTAGTTAATGTTATACCATAACCACCTGTTCTAGGTTGACCTACGAAAAATCTTATTTCTCCACTTTGAAAATTCTTAACTATCTCTTGTCTTTCTTCAGATTCAGTATCACCAAAGAAAGTTGCAACTTTACTAGCTCCATATACTTTAGCTATTGAATCACGGATCAATTTAATTGAGTTTCTATAAGTAGCCCATATAATTATATTACCTTGTGTCTCTTCAATAACATCTAATAGTTCTTGTATACGAGGATTTTCACCTTCTATTACTTCTTCAGTTCCATTATCATATTTAATAAAACCACATAATATCTGCTGTAATCTTAAAATTCGTGTGATTATAAGAGGCGCTGACACTATCTTTTCACGTTCAAGCTCTACTATAGCTCTCTTTTTTAAAGTCACATACATTCGTTTTTGTTCAGGTGTCATTTCTACATGTCTTATTACTTTTACTTTAGGAGGTAAATCTAAACACTCTTCCTTAGTTACTCTAAAACTATATGGCTTTAAAATTTCTTGAAGTTCTTCTAATCTTTGATAACCTACTACTTCATCAAAAGTATGAGTAGTTAATCTTCTTCTTCTAATTACACAAAACGTATTACGATAAGCATAAAAACTATTTTGTAATATGTATGGATCTAAAAAATGCATTTGAGACCATAAGTCTAACGGACCTTGGGTCACTGGAGTTCCAGTTAATATTCTTCTATACTTTGCTAGTTTATATAATTTATGACAATTTTTAGTTCTTCTTGCAGTTCTATTCTTTATATTAGAACTTTCATCTATTACAAAAAATGATTTACCTGTATTTAATAATCTATGAACGTAGTTCTTTCCTTTCTCTGTAGATAGAGCTTCTATATTAACTACAAAAAATCTTAACTTATTACTTTCTTTTAAAAACTCAACTAGATTATCTATATTAGAAATAGTTTCAGCGGGAGACCATATCTGAAGTCTTGTAAATTCTTTCACATCATCTGGCATATGAGTTTCATATTCAGAAGCTATCCAGTTACGATATACACCTTTAGGTGCTGCTATTACAACGGTGTCAATACTTCCTTTACGAAATAGATAAGCGATATTATCTATTATAACTTTAGATTTACCAGTTCCTTGTTCCATAAAAAGAGCATAACTCTCTTTATCTTTACTAATCATAAAAGCATCAAATTGATGTTTGTATGGTTTAGTTTTAAATTTGTATTCTACAAAATCTTTTTCATCAACAAATTGTACTTGCATATAAAACTTTCTGTTTTCTAATTTAATTTTTTAAAATATAAACTTTTTAAGTATAAAGTAAATCAAAAAAAGAAAGGAAAAGAAATGGCGAAAGTGTTTATAGTGCAAGAAAATCCAAATGTAAATGTTCTTGCAGCCGGTAGGTATGGCGAATTAATTGCTTTACTAAGACCGTATAAGCAAATAACTTTTTCATCTGATCCTGTTGTACGTTTAATGAAACAGAAATTAAAAGATTTTAATGATTCTGATTTTTTACTCGCAATGGGAGATCCTGTAGCTATTGCAATTGCATCAATAGTTGCCTCTGATATAAATAATGGTAGACTAAAAATACTCAAATGGGATAGAGAGCATAGAGCTTACTATCCAGTTGAGATAGATATTTATAATAACAGAAAGGAGAATGAAGACTATGTCGGATAAATGGATATTTGACGCCGTAGAAAAGCATAAGAAAAAGAAAACTTTACCAAAAGGAGGACTAGAAATAGTTACTGCTATTGGTAATAAATTAATAGAAAAAAAGAAAGTTCTTGAAAAAGAAGAAGAAAGATTAAAAGTCTTAAAATCTGAAATTCGAGAAATAGAAGAAAAAGAATTACCTGATGCTATGGCATCGTGTAATAATATGACTAGATTTGATCTTGCAGATGGAAGTCAAATTGTAGTTAAAGACGAACTATTTTGTTCTATACCAGATGATAAAAGAGCAGGTGCTCTTAAATGGTTAGAAGAAAATGGTCATGCTGAACTAATTAAACATGATGTTAAAGTTAGTTTTGCAAAAGGAGAGTACGATGAGGCTGATAAACTTATAGGACTTCTTAATAAGAATTTTAAGAATATCCCGTATGAAGAAAAGTCGACCGTGCATCCTGGTACATTAAAAGCTTTTGCTAAAGAAAGATATTCTTTAGGTGAAACATTACCTGAACAATATTTTAGTGTATACGAAGCCAGTATAGCAAAAGTAAAACTCGGAAAGGAGAAATAATAAATGGCTGAAGTAAAACAAGTAGTAAAGAAACCAGCAAGTAATGGATCTCTAGTAGGTAACATTAATGCTGATTTAATTCTGAAAAATGCCGGTAAAGGATTACAGAATGTCACTAACGATGATATTACAATTCCTAGACTAGCTATAGTTCAGTCAGGTTCACCTCAAAGAAAGAAAAAAGATGAAAAGTATATTGAGGGAGCTGAAGAAGGTATGATTTTTAATACTGTTACTAATACTTTATATGGTAATACTATTGAAGTTATTCCTTGTGGATATAGAAAAACCTATGTAGAGTGGGTACCTAGAGAAGATGGTGGTGGATTAGTAGCAGTTCATGATATGAAACCTGCTAATACTAAAACTGATCCTAAAACTAGAAAATCTTTATTAGGTAAAAATCAAATAGTTGATACTGCGGAACATTTTGTGCTTCTTCAAAAAGAAGATGGTACATATGAACCTGCTGTATTAAATATGACTTCTAGTAATCTTTCAGTTTCAAGAAAGTGGAATACACTTCTTAAAATGAAAAAGATTAATGTTAAAGGTCAAACTATTGATCCACCTAGTTTTCTATATAAATTTAATCTTTCTACTGTTCAAGCTGAGAATGACTTGGGTAGTTGGTTTAAATATAAAATAGAAGAAATAGGTCAAATTGATAGTAAAGATGTATTTAGTCAAGCTGAAGGTCTAGCTGAATCAGTGGACAAAGGCAAAGTTAAAGCATCTGAACCTGTAGAAGTTGATCAACCTGTAACTGATGATTCTGACGATAACGAAGAAGCACCTTTTTAAGCTATGTTGTCTGACGATTTCTTTAATGTATTTCCAGGTCTAACTCGTGCTTATGGTAAATTTACCATTACTCAAACTAAAGGAGTTAAGCTTGACGGATTTGGAAATACTATTAGAGAACCTTATACAAAAGATTTATGGAAATTACACCTAGAAGGTAAAATAGGTCTAGGTGTAGTTCCAATAAATGAAGAAAGTAAGTGTAAATGGGCATGTCTTGATGTAGATGATTATGCCGGTGTAGATTTAGAAAAAATTTCAAAGTTATTTGTTAAAAAGAATTTAATTATATGTCGTTCTAAAAGTGGAGGAGGGCATATTTTTTTATTTTCTAAAAACTTTATTCCAGCAACTCATATGATTAAAAAATTAAAAGAGATTGCTAAAGCATTTGGATTCAATAAATATGATTTAAGACCATTACAAGATAAAATATTAACTAAAGAAGATGTAGGTAATTGGCTTAACATGCCTTATTTTGGAGGAGTTGAAACTGAACGTTATGCTTTATATGATGGTAAAGTATTATCACCAGAAAATTTTATTAAATGGGTTCACAAATTTTCAGTAGAGAGTTTAGATGAAATTGATTTAAGTTTTATAAAAAAATTAGATAACTCCGAAGATAAACTTCCAGGAGGACCTCCTTGTTTACAACATCTATTAGCTTCAGGTGGAATTAGTGAGGGTGGAAGAAATAATGGATTATTTAATTTAGGAGTTTATTTAAGAAAAAAAGATCCTGAGAATTGGGAAGAAGAATTAGAAGATTATAATGAAAAATATCTAATACCTCCTCTTAAACCTAGAGAATTTACTAATACATTAGAGAGTTTAAAAACTAAAAATTATAATTATAGATGTAGTGAATCACCTATTAACTCTGTATGTAATAGACCTAAGTGTATTACATGTAAATTTGGAATTAATGATAATGGAGAAATGCCATCACTTAATGGAATAACTAAAATATTAACTGATCCTCCTACTTACTATTTAACTTTAAACGAAAAAAGAATTGGTCCATTAGAAAGTAATCATATCTACAGTTTTTTAGATTTTAAAAAAGTAGTATTTGAAAATATTAATATGTTACTTCCTAAAATTAATGAAAAGTTATGGGTAGAAACTATTAACGATTTAATGCAAAGATTAGAAGAAGTAGATGCTCCAGCTGATTCAAGTAATAAAGGTAGATTATATGAATTACTAGAAAGATTTTGTACTGGATCAAGTTCATCTACTGAACCTGAAGATTTACTTAGAGGTAAAGCTATTATATTAGAAATAAATACAGAGTTTAGAATTAATGATTTTATGGAATTTTTAGATAGACATAGATTTAAAGAATTTAAATTACATGAAATAACTGCTTATTTAAAAAATTTAGGAGCTAATCATATAGGTAGAAAGATTAAAGGAAAGTTTGTAAACGTATGGTCTATTAAAAATTTTCAAATTCAAACTGAAGAATTTAAACAACCAAATATAGAAAAGGAAGCATATGAATAAACAACAAGCTATAAATATATTACTTGATTATGCTAATAAAAAGGAAGTAAATAACGATGCTCTAACCTCTGCAATTTTATTTTTAGAAAATGATAGAGATAAAAATAAAATAGATAATCAAGTTCAAGTAAAAGGGGTTGAATTATCTCTAAGAAAGGGATCATGATTCTTTTCTTTGATACAGAAACTAATGGACTTTGGCGTAGAGATTTAAAATCAGATCATCCAGAACAACCTCATCTTGTTAGTTTAGCAGCTCAACTTTGTGATAATAAAGAAAAGGTAGTATCTCAAATATCTTTTAGAATACAACCTAGTCATATACCATTTGATATTCCTAAAGAAGCATCTGATATACATGGAATAACTACAGAGGAAGCTGAAAGTACAGGTGTACCAATGAAGTTAGCTTTAGAAGTTTTTTCAGAACTATTAGGTAGAGCTGATACTTTAATAGCTCACAATACAGCTTTTGATTTACAAATAATAGAAAGAGCATTTAATGTGTTTCATATGAAATTTAAAAAACCAGATAATATTTTTTGTACGATGATGATGGCAAAAGATCAAATGAAACTACAGGGTAAGTATAAAGATTATAAATTTCCTAAATTACAAGAATGTCATGAATTCTTTTTTAATGTAGGTTATCATGATTGGCATGATGCTTTAACTGATGTGAATGTATGTCGTATGATTTACTTTCATATGATGAATTTAAAAATAGAAAATGTATCTCCTAGAGAAATACCAAATGAACTTTTAAAAAAAATTGAAGGAGAGAAATATAAAAATTTAACTAATTTTTTAAAGAGTATGGATACAACTAAATTAAATACTTGGGAATTAGAATTTTGTAATAGTGTAATTGAAAAATTAAATAAATCTGAAGAACATATTTTATTATCTAATAAGCAACATCAAGTATTAGTTAATATTCATAAAAAACATGGACAATAAAACTTTAAAGATATTTGGAAGTCCTGGAACTGGTAAGACAACAGAACTATTAAAAATATTAGAAGAAAAAATAGCAGAAGGATATAAAGCAAATAGAATTGGATTTTTTTCTTTTACACGCAGAGCTATTAAAGAAGCAAGATCAAGAGTTATTAAAAAATTTAAATTATCAGAAGATGATTTAGAATATTTTAGAACTATACATAGTCTATGTTATAGAGCTTTAAATATTAATAGTGGTCAAGTATTTAAAGGAGAACGTATAAAAGAATTTAGTGAATTAGTAAGAGTAGAGATGACTGGAGTATCAGAAGAAGATAATTCAGGACTTATTATTGGAAGTAAAAAAGGTGATTTATTATTATTCTGTGACGAGGTAGCTAGATCAAGTGAAAGAGATTTAAAATCAGTATGGAAAGAATTAGAGTGTGAACACTCTTGGGAAGAGCAAGACTATTTTAGTAAATCATATTCTAATTTTAAAAAAACTAAAAATCTTCTTGACTTTACAGATATGTTAGATATATTTTTAGAACAAGAGTATGTACCTGATTTAGATATAGTATTTGTAGATGAAGCACAAGACTTAACTATTAAACAATGGAAAGTAATAGAAAAATTAACTAAGAATTGTAAATTGAGATATATAGCAGGTGACGATGATCAAGCTATTTATAAATGGTCAGGCGCTGACGTAACTAATTTTTTAAATATAAAAGGTGAAGTTAAAGTTCTTCCTAAAAGTCATAGACTTCCTAAAGTAATTCATAAACTAGCTTGTAATATTACTAATAGAATTTCATTTAGACAATCTAAAGAATGGATTTCTAAAGATGAAGAAGGAAGTATAACTGAAATATCTTCTATAGAAGAAGTGGATATGACTTCAGGAGAATGGTTAGTATTAGCAAGATCAGGATATCAATTACATAGAGCTGAATCTTATTGTAAACGTATGGGTTGGTTTTATGAAAGAGGATATCAAGAATTTAAAGCTAATAAATTTGTCGTAGCCATTAGATCATGGATCAAATTAAATAAAGGAGAAACTATTTCTTTTGAAGAACTTCAAAAACTATATTCTTGTTTAAGAAGTAACGTAGGAATTAAACGTGGATTTAAATCATTAAAAGATGTAGATACAAATTTAGAATTTAATTTAGAGTATTTAAAAGAAAATTGTGGATTACTTGCAAATGGAGATTGGAGAGAAATAATTCATGGACTTGATCCTGAAGATATGTTAATGTTTGAATCTTTAGTTAAATCTGGAGATATATTTAAAAATAAAGCAAGGATTAGATTATCTACTATACACGCTATTAAAGGTGGTGAAAGTGATAATGTTATTGTAATTAGTGATATATCTTATAAAACTTGGAAAAGATTAAATGTAGAACCCGATGATGAACATAGAGTATTTTATGTTGCAGTAACTAGAGCTAAAAAGAATTTGTTCATTCTACAGCCTGAAACGAAGTATAGTTATACAATACATTAATGAAAGCATTAGGAGCATATATATTCGCAGGTGGATTTGCATTAGGAGTTGAAAAACATTTTGATATTTTAGCTCATTTTGAAATGAAACCTGGAGTTTATAAAAAAACGTTTCAAGCTAATTTTCCTAATGTTGAATATTACGAAGGTGAAGAAAATTGGCCTAAAGAAAAATTTAAAAATAAAGTAGATTTTATTTATTGTAATCCACCCTGTGCTCCGTGGTCTAATTTAGGATCAACTCAAAAAGGAGCGATGGCTTGGAGAGATGACCCTAGAATAGCATGCTGGAGAAATGCTTTTAATTTATTAAAAGATTTAAAACCTAAAGCTATTGTACTTGAATCAGTTCCTAGAGTTTATAGTAAGAATGGCGGATATGAAATGATTCAACAATTAACTAAAGAAGCAAATGAACTTGGATATTATACTACTCATTTATTAATTGACGGTGGCTATACTGGATTAAATCATAGTCGTAAAAGATTTTTTTTTATAGCAACTAAGTATCATTTAAGTGTTAGACCTTTAAATTTTTCTCCGTTACCAACTACAGGAGATGTTCTTAAAAATTTTAAATTAGAACATAAAAAAGATATAGGACATTTAATGAAGTTAGGAAAAAACGAAATTCCTTATTTAAAACATTGCAAACAAGGAGAAAGTTTAAGAGTAACTTGGGAAAGATATAATCCTCCAGAAACTTGGAAACGTGGAGGAATGAGAGGAGGAGTAAAAGGTAGACCTCAATTTATGAAATGGAGATTAAAAAGTGACGAACATATACCAGTTATAGCTGGAGGTTTTTATATACATCCAACGGAAGATAGATTATTCGGACATAAAGAATTAGCTTATATGACTGGTTATCCTCATGATTATATTTGGGAAGGACCAGTTTCTACTATAGGTTCACAAATTGCGAGAAGTGTTATGCCACCTGTAGCTGAATATGTAGCAAGGATAATTAAAAATAGTATAGAAAGTAAAAAAGAAAATAAAGAAATACATCAAGTGGTTGATTTTAGAAAACCACCTGAGCAAGAAAGATTGATATGACAGATATATTAAAAGACATAGATAATTTCCATAAAAAATATGGCTTTGAAAAGAATGAAAAGATTGATATACCTAGTAATAGTGAACTTATTAATTTTAGAACTGCTTTTTTAATGGAAGAACTTGCTGAATATACTAATGCTATAACTAAAAAAGATGCAGCTGGAGCTTTAGATGCTTTAGTTGACATAGTTTATATAGCTTTAGGAACGGCTTGGTTATTTAATTTACCATTTGAAAAAGCATGGAACGAAGTTCAAAAAGCTAATATGAGTAAGATTAGAGCTAAAGATAAAACAGGAAAACGTGGAACTAAATTTGATGTTGTAAAACCTAAAGATTGGAAAGCTCCTAATATAGAAAAAATTATAGAAGAAGAAAGAGAAATAAATGAAAATTTTAGTAACAGGATTTAACGCATTATCAATTGGAACTGCTCGCAGTCCATTAAATATTGCAACTTCTGCTAGAATACTCCCTACTGTTTTAAAAGAATTAGGACACGAAGTAATTCATAAAGCGATCATCCCGGGAGAAGATGTATCAATGTATGATAAAGTATTTGTATTCGTATTTGGTCCTAATAGTTTATCAGCAAGATATTGGTATGGAGCTGCATACACTATAATTAAAAGACCTGATGCTATCGTATCTATAGACGATTGGCAAACTAAAGATTCAGTAAGTGGATTTGGAACTTTTAGTAGAGGACATTGGAGAATATGGAAGAAATTAAGTCAAGCTGGAAATCCTGTTGGTAAAGTTTATTGGGACGAAGCACAATCTTATAAAAAAGAAATAGAAGATTTAGTTGATACATTTGCTTTTGAAAAATGGCCACATACTTTATTAGTACCAGCTTATGATGGTGGTAATTATAATGAATTAGGAATAAAAGCAAATAAAATTATTAATTGGGATCCTACACCCTATACTGATACTTATTTAAATCATACTGACAATGATAATTTATTTTCAAAAGAAAATAAAGAAAAAGAAAAAGCATGGATACTTGCAAGTTTAGTAAGTAAAGATAGTTGGTTTAATAAGCAAGTATTTAATTGGAATGTTAAAAGATTTGGAAATGTAAAAGAAAAACAAGTACGTTTAAAAGAACATGAATTATTTGAAGAATATAAAAAAGTATGGGGAATGATTAGTCCTCCACATTATCATACTATGAAAGGAAGTGGTTGGTGGAGAGTTAGATATAAAATAGCAAACGATGCTGGTAATATTATATATGCACATCCAGAAGAAGCTAAAGTTTTAGGATTAAATATTGATTTAAAAATTATAGAAAACGGTAGTAATGAAGAATTAAAAGAATTAATAAGTAGTCAAGCTTATATATTAAAGAAAAAGTTTTGGACTAAAGAAAGGACTAAAGAATTTTTTAAATGCTTGCTAGGATAATAATATTAGAAGGACCTGATGGAGTTGGTAAAACTACATTAGCTAAAAAATTTAAAGAGTTATATCCTAACTCTTATTATATTCATTTAAGAGTACATAATAATATGGAGTTATGGCATACAGCAGCTGCAAGACTTGCTGTTAAAATGAAAGAAAAAGGAAAATTAGTTATATTAGATAGACATTGGCCATCTGAACAATGTTATTCTTATATTTATAGAGAAGGTCCTTCTTATGATGCTTATAGTATATGGAGATATTTAAATCGTGAAGGAGCTATATACGTTTGGTGTATACCTGATGATACTAAAAAAGTAAAAGATAATCATAATAGAAATAAAAAAATTAGACATGAAGAATATGATGATATTGATAAAGTTATTGATATGTATTTAAATTGTTGGGAAGATAAACATCCTAAACAAAATAGTTTTTTATCTTTATTATGTCCTTTAAAAGACCGTAAAGATTTTGTTCGTTATGATATGTTTAAAGAAGGTCATGATTTAAATAGAGTTGTAGAAAAAATAGAAGAAACGGCTTTTGTAAATAGTATATGAATCAAATAGATCAAGATTATAAAAATTTTATAGTTGAAATAATAAGAGAATTTGATTATGAGTGTGCACCTCGTCAATTAAAAATTTATGAAAAATTAAATCATTCTTTTCAAATTGATATGAATTTGCCAATCATAAGTATTAGAGAAAGAAATTTAAATTATAGTTTTATGTTTGGCGAAGCAGCATGGATATTAGATGGTAGAAATGATCTTTTAACTATTTCAAAGTATATGAAAAATATAAAAAGATTTAGTGATGATGGTGTAACTTTCTTCGGAGCTTATGGCCCTAAAATTATAACTCAAATAAGTTATATTATAGATACACTTAAAAAAGATAAAGATTCAAGACAAGCGGTACTTACTATATGGAGAGAGAATCCTAGATCAAGTAAAGATATTCCATGTACTGTAGCTATGCAATTCTTTTTAAGACCTAGAGGTGATGAATTATATTTACATTGTATAACTACAATGAGAAGTAACGATGTATGGTTAGGTCTTCCTTACGATAGTTTTAATTTTAGTGCAATCAGTTTCGTAATCGCTTGTCATTTAAATAATTTAGGAATTCAATGTAAGTTAGGAAAATTATATATAAACGCAGGTAGTCGTCATCTATACGATACAAATTTAAAAGATGCTAATATCGTAAGAGCAGGAATTCAAAACTATGAGTGTGATTTTTCTTTTAATGATTTACTTGAAAAGTATAAATTAAATCCTATGAGAATAGTAGAAACTTTATATCAAGCTGCTGATATAAAAATAGGAAAAGAAGATGGACTTACTCTTTCTGATAAGTTACAAATAATTAAAAATGGATAATTATAGAATTCCAAAAGATTGGTATTTTCTGAAAATGGCAAATCTAGTTTCAGAAAGAGGAACCTGTGCTAGAAGAAAAGTAGGTTGTATTTTAATTAATGAAAGAGGACACGTTTTAGCTACTGGTTATAATGGAGGACCTGCTCATACTGAACATTGTATAGATACTCCATGTCCTGGTGCTCATTTAAAATCAGGTGAAGGTTTAGATATTTGTAAAGCTATTCACGCTGAACAGAACGCATTACTTCAATGTAGAAACGTATATGAAATAAAATATGTGTATACTACTCTTAGTCCTTGTATTCACTGTGTTAAACTTCTATTAAATACTTCAGCAGAAGGAATAATAACTTTTGAAAAATATGTTGACTTCGATACAGTTGGAAAGTTTTGGATGGATAATGGCGGTAAATCTTGGACTTATGTTAATAAAGAAATTATATTAGGAAAATGTTCAAGTTCTCTGAATTAGAAAAATCAACTATTATAGCTATTGATACAGAAACCCATGATCCTAATCTTAAATCTTTAGGACCAGGTGGTTTTAGAAAAGATGGCAAATTAGTCGGTATATCTATAGCCACAGATAGTGGTTATAATGAATATTTTCCAATTGCACACGAAGGTGGAGGAAATCTTAACAACGATCAAGTCGTTGATTTTATTGATAAATTACTTAAATTAAAGAAAAAGCTTGTATTTGCTAATGCTTTATATGACATGGAGTGGCTAAATTCACACGATTCAAGATTGGCCTTTACGAAGCACCATTCTATATATGATATACAAGCTATAGAGCACCTATTAGACGAAAACAAGCTTAAATACTCGCTTGAATCTTTAAGTCAATACTATTTAAAAAAATCTAAATATGAAGCTGAATTAGAACAAGCTATACAATTTAACTTTGGTAAAAAAGCTAAAGTTAAAGAAAATTTATGGAAGTTACATGCAAATAGTGTAAGAGAATATGCTAAAGAAGATGCTTTACTTACACTTCAAATATTTCAAAAACAATTACCTAGAATAAAGACTGAAGACGTAGAGGATATAGTTAATTTTGAAATGAGATTAATACCTTGTCTTTTTGAAATAAGAAAACGTGGAGTAAGAATTGATCTTAAAAAAGCAGAGAAACTTTATTATGATTTAGAAAAAAAACAACACTTACTTCAAGATCAGCTAAATAAAGTAGGAGGACATGATGTAAATATTTGGGCAAATGCATCATTAAAACAAGCATATGATAAGAATGAAATTAAATATAATTTTACAGAAAAAGGAACTGCATCTTTCACTCAAGATTGGCTTGAGCAGCAAAATGATGGAATATCTAAAACTATTTTAGATATTAGAAAATTGGATAAAATTAGAAATACTTTTATAAAGAATATGATTTTAGAGAAAGCTGTAGGAGGTCGTATTCATTGTCAATTTAATTCTATGGGAACTGTAACAGGTAGATTTAGTTCTAGTAATCCTAATCTACAACAAGTACCTGCTAGAGACCCTGAGCTTGGGCCGTTGATCAGAAGTTTATTTATTCCAGAAGAAAATCAAGACTGGTATTGCGCTGACTATTCTCAACAGGAACCTAGAGTATTAGTTCATTACGCTGTTATTAAAAATATGGAATCTGCTAAAAAAGTTCAAGAAGAATTTTTAACTAATGATCAAACTGACTTTCACGATATGGTTGCAAAAATGGCTAGTATCGAAAGAAAACAAGCTAAGACAATTAATCTTGGATTATTTTATGGAATGGGTAATAAAAAATTAGCTAGGGAGTTAGGATTAGATGATGATTCAGCTTATGAATTATTTAATAAGTATCATACTAAAGTTCCTTTTGTTAAAGAGTTATCTAAACAAGTATCTCATGTTGCAAGTACAAGAGGTTATATTAAAACTTTATTAGGAAGAAAAAGAAGATTTGATAAGTGGGAACCTAAAGATAGTTATGGTAATACAGCTTATTCAAAAGCAGAAGCTATGGAAAGATATCCTGATAGTGAATTAAAAAGAGCTTATACTCATACAGCTTTAAATGCTTTAATACAAGGTTCATCTGCTGATATTACTAAAGCAGCAATGCTTAAAATATATGAATCAGGTATTACAGATGAAATAGATATTAAATTAACTATACACGATGAACTTGATTTCTCAGTTGATAAATCTAAACAAAAATGTTTTGAAGAAGCTATACAAATAATGAAAAACTGTGTAGATATTAAAGTGCCTCTAAAAATTGATGTAGAGAAAGGAGATAGTTGGGGCACTGCTAAATAATGAATATCGGATTTTTAGGATTAGGAAAATTAGGACTTCCAGTAGCTCTTGCTATAGAAGATAAAGGACATAACGTTTGCGGAACGGATATTAGTCCAATTACATTAAAAGGAATAAGAACAAAAACCCTCCATTATAAAGAAGAAGGTGCTCAAGAACTATTAAATAAATCGAATATTCAAATAAAAAACATTAGCGATATAGTCAAAGATTGTGATATAATTTTTGTCCCTATTCAAACTCCACATGAAGAAAAGTACGAAGGAATTACAAGAATACCTAAAGAAAGAGCTGATTTTAATTACGAACATTTAAGAAATGGATTAAGAAATTTAGCTATAGAAGCTATGTTTCATAAAAAAGAAATTGTTGTAATTATAATATCGACTGTTCTCCCGGGAACTATTCGTAGAGAGATAATGCCTGTATTAAATAATTATATTAAACTTTGTTATAATCCTTTCTTTATAGCAATGGGCACTACTATTCAAGATTTTTTAAATAGTGAAATTATATTATTTGGAGTTGAAAATGAAGAAGCAGCAAAAAAAGCTGAAGAATTTTATAAAACAATTAATGATAGTCCTTTTTTTAAAACTACATTAGAAAATGCTGAATTAATAAAAGTAGTTTATAATACTTTTATTTCAACTAAAATTTCTATGATTAATACAGTTATGGAAACATGTCATTATCTTCCTAACACTAATATAGATGAAGTATCTAAAGCTCTTTCACTTTGTACAAATAGAATTGTAAGTAATAAATATTTACAAGGAGGAATGGGAGACGGAGGTGGTTGTCACCCTAGAGATAATATAGCTCTATCATATCTTGCAAATAAATTAGATTTATCATTTAATTGGTATGATATGATTATGAAACAACGTGAACATCAAACTGAATGGTTAGCAAGATTAATTATACAAAATAGAAATGGATTAGAAATAAATATTTTAGGTAAATCTTTTAAACCTGAAACTAATTTAACTTTAGGAAGTCCTTCATTACTTCTTAAAACTATTTTAGAAGAATATGGTATTACAATAAAAATTTGGGATCCATACGTTGATGGCAATATAGAAAAAACAGCAAAAGAATATGGATGGAATGATCGAGCACAATTATTTTTTATAGGAACTAAACATGAAGCTTTTCATCATTTTTATTTTCATAAAGATTCAGTAATCATTGATCCATTTAGGTACTTAAATCTTAAAGATAATGTTAAATATATACCAATAGGAATATGCAACCAAAAGATAGAATAGAACATATAAAAAATTGGATTTTTAATTATGTAACTGAAATGCCTAATCCAGCTAATTGTTTAGTTGTAGGTATATCGGGAGGAATTGATTCATCTGTAGTAAGTACCATATCAGCAATGACTGGACTTAAAACTTTACTTGTTTGTATGCCAATACATCAAAGACCTGAACAACATGATTTATCTATAGCACATAAAAATTGGCTTACTAATAAATTTAAAAATGCTTATGGAGTTGAAGTTGATTTAACTTATACTTTTAATGCTTTTGAAAATACTTTAACTGATAGAAAATTTACATCTCAACTAGGATTAGCTAATTCAAGAGCAAGATTAAGAATGATGTGTTTATATCAAATTGCAGCTTCTTGTAATGGAATAGTAGTTGGAACTGGAAATAAAATAGAAGATTTTGGTGTAGGATTCTTTACTAAATATGGAGACGGCGGAGTAGATGTATCTCCAATTGGTGATTGTTTAAAAACAGATGTATGGAAAATGGGTAAAGAGTTAGGAATATTAGAGGATATTATTATGGCAGATCCAACTGATGGGCTATGGTCAGATGGCAGAACAGATGTTGATCAATTAGGAATGAGCTATAAAGAATTAGAAATAGCTATGCAAGATCCTTCTGATAAGAATTATACTAAATATTTAGAACTTAGAATTAAGAATTTACATAAGATGAAGTCAATCCCTGTATGTAAATTTGATGGAAAAACTACTCTGGAAACAGATAAGAAATAAATTAAATAATTTTTTTATTCAACGTATTGAAACTCAAATAGAACGAGGAATCCCTGACGTTCATTATTGTGTAAATGGTGTATCAGGTTGGATTGAAGGTAAATATCTTAAAACTCCTAAAAGAGATAATACAAAAGTTAAATTAAAAATAACCGTTGAACAATTAGCTTGGCATAGAACTTATAATATATGTGGTGGTAAAGTTTTTATTTTAGTAAAGAAAGATAGAGAAGTTTATTTATTTGATGGTAAAGATGGAAATGATTTAGCAATAGGAATATCTAAAGAAGAATTTGAAAAGCGTGCACTTGCTAAAGATTGGAACATGATAAAGATAATATTGTCGCAAAAGAAATTAGAATAAAATATATTATAAGTAAGTAAACAGAAAGGTAGAAATGTCAAAAGAAGATATAATAAAAAAAATACAAAAGCTTTTAGCTGTATCTAAAGACAAAGGCGCTTCTGAAAACGAAGCTATGATGGCTGCAGATATAGTTCAAAAACTTTTACAAGCTCATAATCTATCTCTAGGAGAGATTAAAGATAATGAGAGTATAGAACCTATCAATGAAGAAAGTTACGAAGTTGAACGTGATACATGGAAAGGTTGGATAAGAAACTCAACATCTAAACTTTATTACTGTACTACTTATAGTTCATCTAAATTTAATGAATTATATAAAAGAGTTAAAGTTACATTCTTTGTTGGCCGAGAATCAAATCGAATTGTAGCTAAACATATGTCAGATTATTTTATCGACACAATAGAAAGTTTAGCTGATAAAGAATTTGAAAAAGTTCCGGGTAATAGAGGCGAAGTAAATAGAATGAAGCACGCTTTTAAACAAGGTTGTGCTAGTCGTTTATCACAAAGATTAAGAGATAAATATGCGGAATCAAATAAACCAGTAGAATATACTGGAATTGATAACCCTAATAATTTACCTTTATCTTATAGAAATGAAGAAAAAGCAGTAGTTAAATGGCTAGAAGATAAAGGAATAAAGTTAGTATCAAAATCAAGTAGATTTAGTGTTCGAGATAGAGTAGCTTTCGGTCGTGGCTCTGAAAAAGCTAATGACATTGGACTAAATACTCAGGTAAATGCGAATGCTAGAGGATATATCTCAAATTAAAGTAGGTTATTTTAAGGTGGATGTAAACATTACGTCCACCGAAGACTACGGAGAATTTGATCACGAAACTAAAATAATTACAATCTCTAATACAATTTCAGATTTAGAAAAAGTAAATACATTTATTCACGAATGTTTTCACGCAATTCTTTTTGAAAGAGGAATAACATCTGACGGCGGATTTTTATTTGATAAAGAAAAAGAAGAGGAACAATTAGTTAATCAATTAACTAATGGTTTTATTGCATTATTACAAGATAATCCAAAAATAAAAAAATTAATTTCAGACTGTCCATTTTAAAATTAATACTTATAGTGTTATGTATATGTTTGATATTAAAGATGAGATAGATAAGTTATTAAATGAATTTCATTCATCACCTACTCGTAATTATTGGGTGGAAATAAGTTATTTTGAAAAGAAAAATCCTAAAAAACTACTCACAATAGAATTTGCTCAATTTGATAACGATCCTTTCTTTCCTAGGATTTATAGAATGTTTAATTTTTTAAAATTTAAGATGAAAGATTTTGAATTTGTAGATTTAGATGTTGTTCCTTATTTTAAAGAAATTCCTAAGTATGTAGAGCACTTTCAAACTGAATTTACTATACATTAGTTGTATACTTAAAATTCTAAATATTTAAAATAATCTAAATACTATGAAAAAAAGCTCATTTAAAGCTCTTTATTCAC